GGTGGTGGTCAAGGGCTGCCGGGAAAATCCGAACAGCGGCCAAGCGAGCGACGCAGGCAGGGGAATAGTCGACATGCCAATCCCCACGATCTCGAAGGAAGAATACGAGCAGAGGATAAAAGGAACCCGGGCGATATTCGAATTCCAGAACAAACAATGCCCGAGATGCGGAAGCGGCCTGGTGAAGACCAGGGCCTGCACCGGCCTCGTCAAAGAGGGGTGGGAAACGATGCTCAGATGCCCGAAAGTTTTATGCGATCACATGGAGGGCCTCGAGAGGAAAAACGGAGGACAAGGAAAATGAAGATTGAAGAATTGACACCGGAAAACGCACCCGAGACACCGATAGCGGATTTATTGGACCTCCGGTACCGAGCAACCCAGATATACAATTCCAAATTTGCGGGGACCCAGGCGACCGTGGCAAAATTCATGAAAAGCGGCCGGATGATATCGGCGATCGAGAGGGGCGATCTCCTGACCAAGAACCAGATCATCCTCCGGGAACTCCGGCGAAGGGGTGAGGAGGCCCAGACCACGCAGCCGATCGACCGGGAAGCATACAAGAAAAGCCTGGCCGGATTCGATCCTGGGGACCTTCCCTCCATCACCGTGGTCAAATCATTTGCAGCCATCCACGGGGACTTTGTGGGGAAGCCGAAAACGACCGACCTGGTTAATTTGAATTTCAGATGCGGGGACGATGAGATGGGGGAGCCGATCGTGGCCGAGATTATCGCAGCCATTCACAAGGCGACGGCAAAGGACGTGGTCTGCGAATTTGCGATCGGGGGGCCAGAGGACGAACACATCCCGATATACGACCTGGTCCTGGTCCCGAGATTGGCGGCCAGCAAAAACAAGGCGGCCCTGCCGGAGCGAAGCCTTCCGTTTGAGGCAACCGAGATGGCGCCTGCAATGGAAAAATGGAGCGAAGCCAAGGCCCGGGGCGAAATGGAGATCCCGGAGATCCGCCGGGCGGCGGCCTGGCGGGACGATAAAATCCCATTTGAGAAAATGCAATACAAGCTCATTCATCACCGAAAAGACGGGAAGGTCATATACCGGGCTTTGACAAAAGCCATGGCCGACCTGACCGATGAGCGGAAGGGCGGGAGAATGCCGGAGGACGAACACCGGGCGGCATATGATCACCTGGCCAGGCATTACAGGCAATTTGAAAAGGACCCCCCTCCATACAAAACGAACAAAGCGGACCGCCGGACGATCCTCAAACCCTACCCAAGCGAGCACGCCTGCAGGATGAAGGACCCGGATCAATATACGGGCTTTTCCAGGATGGAGCGGACCACCGACGGAGGGAAAAAGTACGCCGTCATTTATGGAATCCGGACGGTCGACGGGAAGCGGGTCAGCGAGGAACAGGCATTCAGATATCCGAAGGCAACCTGGACGGAGGCGGAGGCGCGAGCTCACTGCACGGCCCATAAAGGGCTGAAATTTGAACCGGCAATCGAAAAGGCGGGCTTCGAATTCAAAATCACGAAGATCGACCAGGAAAAGCAGATGGTGGGCGGAATCGTCTACGAACCGGAAGCCGTCGACACCCAGGGCGAATATACCGACGCCAAGGAAATCGAGAGCGCCCAGGAAGCCTTCATGCAAAAATATTCAGAGGACACCAAGCGGATCATGGTCCAGCACATGGGGCAAACCTACCATTTTCCGATAATCGAATCGTTCATCCCGGAAAAGGAAACCCAGAAAGGGACGGACAAGATCCCGGCGGGGGCCTGGTGGATCATGGTGAAAGTAACGGCTCCCTACATTTGGGACGAAATCAAGGCAGGGCGGCTGACGGGCTTTTCGATGGGCGGCAGAGCCAGAAACGCATAAAACGACGGGAAGACCGTCCTCGTAATTCGTTTAAAAATCGACTTTTCAAAAAAAGCCTTGACAAGATATATTCGCATTCTGTATTTTTCAATCATAATGTTGGAACATTCCAGTAAAGAGCGGTAGGTCGGAGGGGAACAAACCCCGCTCCACTTCTCATCCGGCTCGTTTACGTGGACAAATTAAGACCACAAAAGCGAAACGATGCCGAAAAACGACAGCGCCAAAAAAATCAAGGATCTTGATATTGACGAGATTTCCCTTGTTGACAGGGCGGCAAACCGGCGCAAATTCGCAATAACCAAAAAGGAGAGAAAGGAAATGTTCGAAAAACTGATCGAAATTTTGAAGAATTGGCTCACGCCCGAAGAAATCACCGACGAGCTCCAGGCCGGAATCAAGGCGATGCCGGAGGACGTCCAGAAGGCGCACCTCGCAACCCTGACCGTGCTCGAGGAATACAACGACGAAGACGTCATGCCCGCCGAATTCAAGAAAGCCCTGACCGAGATGGTGAAGTCCACCATCGCACCGGTCCCCGAAACGAAGGACGGCGAGAACGAGCTCACGCTCGATACATTCATCGAGAAAGCCGGGGCCGTTTTTAGCTCGGCGACAAAGTCCCAGATCGAAAAGGTGATCGCGGCCCTGCAGTCCCTCCTCGGAACCAGCAAAGACGATGAAGACAAGAAAAAGGCGGCCGAGAAAAACCTGACACCGGAGCAGGTCGCAGCCCTAGCGAAAGCCGAGGCCATCATCGCAGCCGAGGACGTGAAGACGCGGAAGGCGGCCGAGGACAAGGAAAAGGCCCGCGATGCAGCCCTGGACAAAATGGCCAAAGAGATCGCCGAGCTCAAAAAGGTGAAGGGCACCTCCAAACAGCTTGACGACAAGGACGATAAGGACGACAAGAAAAAGGCCGTCGTCGACAAATTCCCGTCCCTCAAATTGAGCTGACCGGCCGAAATTTTAGCAAGGAGAACAAAAAATGTCCGCAAATAAATTGATCGAAAAATGGAAGATGCAAAAAGGCTTTAACCTTATCAGCATCCCATCCATCACGCTGACGGAGGAAGAAGCAGACACCTTCCTGGATATGGTTTTTGACGAATCTTCGATGATCAAATACGCCAGAATCCAGCGGATGCTGAAACCCCAGAAAAACATCCGGGCGCTCGGATTCGGCTCCGGCCGGTTCCTTTATCCCGCCGGGGAATTCAACGAATCGAAGTACAAAAAGGAATGGACGCACAATAAAATCCAGCTTTCCACCCAGGAAGCCCGGGGTTGTGTGGCCATTTTCGACGACGACCTGGAAGACCTCCGGGGAATCGAAACCGAGGCGGAATGGAAGATGAAGCTCATGGGGATGATCGGGAAAAAGATCGGCAACGAGCTCGAGGAAGTCGGCTGGATCTCGAACACCGGAGCGACGCCTAACGCCTTTGCAGCCGACGACCTCCGCCACATGTTCGACGGCTGGCGTTTCCAGACCTACTACAGCCAGCTCTCCACCGACACCTACTACAACCATGCCGTCCCCGGCGGAGCCCGCGTAATCAACGCCTGCGACGGCGGGACATCCGGGTCCGTTTTCGACCTGGCCGGGAAGATTGCCGAGCAGGACACCGCCGCCCCCTACGCCTGGGAATTCAAATACCACCGGGCGCTCAAGCTCATGCCCGCGAAGTACAAAATGAACGGCGGACTGAAAAACATGTCGTTCATGAACAGCGACATCGTGACCATGGATTATCTGGAGGCCCTGTCCCAGAGAGCCACGGCCATCGGCGACGGGATTTTTACCGGAGCAATCGACCCGTCCTATCTGAAAGTCCCGATTGTCGATTGTCCGCTGATGCCGACCAATCTCGGAACGGCAGCCCCTTACGCCACAATCGGCGGCGGGGAATATACCGACGTCCTTCTGACCCCCAAAGGGAACATGATCATCGGGATTCAGAGAGAGATCACCATCGAGACAGAGCGAAGTGCGGCCGACCAATGCACCTACGTTTTTTATTCCGTCCGCCTGGATTTCAAGATCGAGAACACCAACGCGATCGTGATGATTCAATGCCTGACGCACGCCTGCTGATGAGGACGACAAGATGATCGCAACGATTAGGAATGTTGGCCGGACCCGGGTTTTTCCGACCCGGGCGGGAAACATTCGAATACCGCAATTGAGCGAGATCCGGATAGCGGACGCGGCCGTGGTCAAGGAGATCATGCAGAGCGGCAACCTGCTCGTGGATTGGACAGACGACGACGGCCTGTCAATTCCAGAGAAGGGGCCAAAGAAGATCAACTACGGCCTATACCGAATTTCAGAGCTCCGCTCGATTGCAGCCAGTTTAAAGGTCCGGGGCTTTTTCACGATGAGAAAGGTGGACCTGATAAAAATTCTTACGGAGGAACAAAAAAATGAGAAATGACCAATTCCCTCAGGAATCGGTCGGGACACACCAGCCCGAGCGATTCGTTCATGATATCGACTTTATGAATTACCATTTCAATCACGACAAATGGGACTGGTTCAAGAGCTTTACGCCCGAATATGGGGCGCGAATTGAGGACCACTTCCACAGGTGGATTGCAGGCGAATGGACCGTCACCGCCGTCGGAGCCGGGACCCAGGCGCTCACCCCCCTGGTGAACGGCGTACTCCTGGTGACGAACGCCGCAGCCGACAACGACGCCACCGAGATCCTCACGATGGAGGAATCGTTCAAGCTCCTGGACGCGTATCCTTTCTACGGGTCGATCCGCTTCAAAATCAGCGACCCGACACAAAGTGATTTCTGGTTTGGCC